CAGACCCAATAGCCGGTGATGCCTTCCTGACTTGTCCACCGCAATCAGGTAGCCGGTGCAATTCGATTCGACTGTGTCGATTTCGTATTTCACTGGCCTTGCTCCACGGCTTCCACGAGCTGCACCAGGGCGTCGTGTTCGTCGTCGTTAGAGTCACCGTCCAAGGCGCGATGCGCTTTCGCCAGCGCCTCAATCATCCCATTGCCGCGAGCCATCGGTTGCTGTAGCCACTGGGCAATACTCGATTGCGCCTTGTCGATCCGCTCGCAGTCGTTGCTGCGCGTTTCCATCGACGCATCCGAATAGCGAACGCTATTTTCGGAGCCGTCGATCACGGCGATCCTCGCGGTGCATTGGGCAATGACCGTGATGTTGGCCGCGATTCCTTTTGCTGCTCTTGAATCCATCTTTTTCCTTTCGTTTTTGGAGCGTCATTGCTCCCCGCTGGCGACTCCCCCGAAATCGCCAGACGGGAACTATGCTCGCCCTATCGAACGCTCGAACGCTCGCAGGATGAGGTTTTGTGCTAATTCCATCTGTTCTTGTGTGAAGTCGCTCGGACAATTTCCAAGCGCCGTCTGGTAGTCGCTGGCTTCGTCCAGTTCTTCGATGCCCTCGCAACCGCTGATCGTTTCGTCAGCGTGTGCGACCGCCGCTAGTGCTTCGTGGACGTTCATTGGTCGAAACGATGTTTGATCCACCAGTTGGTTTTCTGCTTCGGCGCTGACTTCGCCGGATAGGTAACGTCGCGCCTCTTGGCGACCAGCCCTTCGTAGAACTTGTGACCGACAATCTCGTTCTCGCGTTGCAGGAGCAGTTGCAGCGTCATTACGACTTTGCCCTTGAGCATTTCTGGATGCGTTTCGTTGCGCCACTCGTTGATTAGGTAAACGCGGTCACGCACCTGCCCATCTGCCAGCAGCCGCGAAGCGATTGGCAGGATCGGGAACACCTGTTCCATCAGAGCGCGTCGAACGCCGTGCGTAATCGGTGAATCCATGAAGTCGAAAATCACGAGGCAACCGCGCATCAGATCGTGCCGGTTTTCCATGATTCCAACGTCCCACAGTTTTGGCGATCCAGCAGATAGAGGCATGAACGCCACTAACGTCTTAAACTTCGCCAGCGCGACGGCAATCTTGCCTTGCGCTGCGACGGTGGACAATTCGCCGTATTGGTTCCAGACCTGATCGGTTTCGACGTTCACAACGCCGCGCCAATCGTCGATCTTCGGTTGCCACGCCCAATCGCCTATCTTGTCTGGCGCTAGATCGAGCGCACCCCCGTTTTGTGGCGCTGGTGGATAGGACACCAGCGCGTTATTCAGTGTTGCTTCCATGCTAGGCCAGCATCGGATACGCCGTTACCGGCATTTCGTTGTCCAGCGCCTTGTTCTGCTCGGCGGTCAACAAGACCGTGCGGCTCTGGTGGAATCCCGCTCTAGGCGCGAGGTATTGCTTGGCGGTCACGGCCTCGGCTGGCACTCCCAGCCGCGCCCTCAGTTCCTCAACGCCGTTGGCGAAGGGTTCCTGTTTGGCTTCGGGAATCTTGGAATAGTCCACCTTGTATTCCGTGCGCCACTCGAAATACTTTTCTACCAGATCGTCGCCAATGGCGCGTCGAAGCGCCTCGTCGTTGACTACGTTTTTGCTGTAAGCGTCTTTGACGATCAGCTTGACGCCTCGGTGATCGACTTCGGTCAGCATCGTGCTGGACTCTGGAACGAGTCCGGCGAAGTGATCGAAATACATTGGGCGGGTTTCCGCGCCAATGTCGCGGCTCAAGGTTTCGTGCTGTGCCTTGAACGCTTTGTATTGGGGATTCACTACGATGAACTGCGAGAGCAAGGCCGACAGTCGATCCCCAGCTTCGACGGTGGGATGATTGCTCTTGGTTTTGCTGCTGGCGGTTGTTGCGCCGCCCATGTTTAGCTTCTTCATTTTACCTTTCTTTTGGTTGTTGGTTGCCGGTGGACACCGGCTATTTGCATCCTTATCGCGCTAAGTATCGGACAAGGCAAGCCTTTTTTTCGCCTGATTCTGTACCCTGTCCCCTCGAAAGCCGTTCAATTCGCATCATCCCGCGCACCACAGCCTCGCCATGATGCGCGGATTGTCACGAACTCACAGCCACAGCCAAAGCCCGAGAACGCAAGCCAGAAGCAATCCTAGCGCCAGCCAGAAGGCCACTCGTTTGTCGTGTTTCACTCGATATTCGTTTTTGTTCACGCGACCACCTGCCCGATCATCGTTCGCGCCAGCGTTTCGGCTCGCCAGTTGCGGTAGGCTTGCCAGCATCCGAGAGTCGGAGTCCAGCGAAACCCGTTGCTTTTGAGTTTCTCGCGGATCTCCCGCGCCGGTATGTCAGGGAAGAACAGCCGCACCCGATTGTCTGCCGGTGAATCCTCGTATCGGATTCCCATGTCGCCTTCGATCTTCTGCTCCGGCTGCGCCTGAACACGCGACACAGTGTTGATCCGCTCTTTCACCGTGCGGATTTGTGCGCCGAGATTGGTGATTTGCCAGCCGACATACGGTTGTTTCTCCCACGAGTGCGCCGCGTCGATTTTTTCCTTCATCACGGCCTCGTCGATCCCGAAAGCGCGCAGCTTGTCGGGATTCCCGGTTTTTACGAATGAGCGCCACGCGGCGTTTACTGCTTTCATCTTGTCGCGCCGCGTTTCCAGCTCCGCGAGTTTCTCGCTTAACTGTGCCACCGCGTTTGGATCGCTTGATAGAATCGGATCGCGCATTATTCGCCACCCCATGCTTCCCAACGCGCCATCGCCTCGGCGTGTGTGTAAGGCTCGGTTTCCGCGCCGTGCCTCACGGCTTCATCTTCCTCGGCAATCGCTCGATCCTCGTCGTCAACGGGGAATCCAGCCATACGCTGAATATCCGCGTGAGTTGGAGCGCAGATCAGGAGCGCCTCTGTGCTGGTTTCAGCGTCAGCGTCCCATATCGTTTTGATTGCTGCCGCTGGTGGCAGGTGATTACGCCGCTGCAATTCGCGGCTGAGATTCTTTCTCGCCGTCGCCTTGTCGCGGCCCGTGCCGGTCACTTCCTCGCCGTTATCAAGCCAATGGTAGGCTTGAAAGCCAGCGTCTATTTTTCTAACTGGTGCTTTCATTTTTTCCTTTCTTTCTGCTGGTGGTTCTTCCACCGCCAATCGCGCAGCGCCGGTATGACAAAGCCCGACGCCGCGCTTGTTGGCGTTAGTTGAATTTCGGCTCGATCTTCTTGCCCTCGTCGTCCTCGAATTGATAGACGCCATGCCCGAAGCCGATCAGGTTTTTTAGCGCCTTGTTATTCGTGCGCCAGCGTTGCGCCTCGCTCTTGTTCTTGGTGAACACCGCCACGCCGTTGTCCTTGAAGTGATACAGATAACTGCCGTCACCAATGCAGCGCACCCATGCGAACACCGTATGCGTATCTACCTCGCGTTGAGCGTACGCGCAGCGCGGGCAACCACAAATCCGCGACGGTTCGTGCTTCCACAATTCCACATCTTTGTGGAAATCCTCGAAGGTTTCCAGATCGTCGATCCACTCCACGCAGTTGTCCCATTCTTCCCCGCCCGAAAGCGTAGCGTGAACGCGCACATGAGCGCACCCGCCAACCTTGTGTTCGGCCTCACCGATCAGGCTTCCCCTCGTGTATTCCACCAGTACGCCGGTTGCGCCCACTGGCACACTGAAATGCGGGAATCGGTCAACCTGCCGCACAAAGCGCACCAGATCGCCAACCTTGAAGCCGCGTTTAGCTTCCTGCGAGTGTTGCCGGATCGTCGCCAGCCACGATTGAAACTCCTTGCTGCCGTGTTCTTCCAACCATGTTTGATGTTCGTGCATCCGCTCCACCGAATCGAAGCCCAACGCCAGCGCCATTTCTAGCGCCGTCTGACCGTTCGGCTCGTAGTGGCTGGTGTCGTAACTGCCCATCCAGCGCAACGCCTCAATCGCGTTCTTAAACTCGAACGTGATCGACTGACACCCGCTCCAATCGTCCTGATCCAGATACAGCGTCACCCTCGACGCCTCGGTTAGATCGTCCGGCGTTCCCGCGTCAATCGCCGATCCCATCACCAGCACAGGCGAGGGAAGGAATTGAACCTTCCGCTCGGCCATGTCTTTGTCTGGATTGATGAAGCGCACGATGTAGTCGCACCCGCCGCCTGTTGCCATCCCCGCGAACTTGTCGCTGATCGCGTTCGCCGCCTCGATTATCTGCCCTGCTATGTTGTATGTTCCGTCGTTTATCATTTCTGCTTTTTCCTTTCTTGTTTGTTATTCAGTTCCTTGTTCTTCACTCCGGCGCTGCCATTCCTCTATGTCCTCGGCGCTGTACTCTCTCGCCGCTTCAATCTTCGCGTTGTCGCTCTCGCGCTCCGCGATAAAGGCTTTTTCTTCTTCTGTTAGCTTGTCTTTGTATCCACCGCTCGCCGCGTCGATGTGCGCTTGTAGCGCCTCGTCGCTGTACGCTTGGCCGGTCGCCGCTTCCAATTCGTCGCGCAATTCCTCGCGCTCCAGATGCTCGCGGTTGGCCTTCTCATCCCTTCGCAGGATCGCTACCAATTCTTCCGGCCCCACAACTCGCACCCCAGCAACGGAGGAGCCTTGCGGCTCCCCCGTGTATTCTTCCTTGTGCGTCTTGCACTCGGCATCGCTGCAATCGCCGTGACTATCCAACGCCTTGTCGCATACCGCGCAATGCGTCCAATCCCACGGCTCCCCATCTTCCCCGCACTCCACCGGCTCCAACTTGAAACCGATTTCATTCAACGCGATCCGGCATCCAATCCCGCTGTAATACCCTTGATGCTCGAAACGGCCCAACCAGTTTTTGATATGCTCGCCAACCTCGGCCAGCGCCACTGGGTAGGGCTGCGTGTGCAAGCCGTCGCCAGTGGTCGGCATCACAAAATAACGAGTGTGTTTCACGCGCACACCCCCTCGCTGTTCTGCGGCTTCATCGCGTGAATCGCCGCCAAGTATTTCGCCCCCGCCAAGTCCAATTCCGCCTTGTGCGGATTGCCTTCACTGAACACAACGAACTTTGACCCCTCGTTCGCCGGTATCCCATCAGCCGCGCAAGCCCTTACCCACGCCGCCTGCCACTCCCCACGCGCATCGCTTATCGCATGGTATTTAGTGACCATCGCCGCCATTGCTTTTGTCATACTTTTCCTTTCTTTAACGCCAACCTGCCCTCGAATAGGACGGCTTCCGCCGTCCAGAAAATTCCTTCCGCTGCAACGAATCCCGCAGCCTTGTATGGATTGTAACTGAACGCCTCGAACCCCTCACGAGTCACCGGCATTTCGCACAATTCCCCCTCTATCCACGCATGAACTTCACGCCGCTTTAGTTCGATTACCCGCAGCCGCGCCTTCTCATTCACCTTGCAAACACAATCGCGTAACGCCAGCCTTTCACCGTGCGCTATCACCTTCCCCTTGTGACGCACACTCCACACTTTCTTGTGCAAATTGAAATATACTTGGACTCTCAATCGAACCTTTCTTTTTTCGAGGTGGACGCCTCGTGTATTCCCCTTATGCCATTACTTATCCCGACAGTCAACACCAAATTTTATGCTTCCCCCCTAACCAATTTCTTGGTATGAAGCGTCATTGGTCACAAACGAATACGCCAGCGATGCCTAACAAGTCGAACGCGAAAAACCAGGCGGATTCAACCGAAGTTCACGAGGGCAAATCAACGCTCGATAACTTCAAAAACCCAGCGAAACGCTCCCCAGCCGCCAAAGCAGATTTCCGCGATTCCATCGAACCCGCGCCACCACCTGAAATCGGTTTCAATACTCAATCCCTCGAAGCCGCCATCGCCGCTGGCCCTTCCGGTGTTCGCAACGCGCAACGTATCGCTATCAATCATGCCAAGCGGTTCATGGTCGCCTCAAGCGAAAAATGGAAACTCGTTACGCCCTTCCTCGAATCGCGTTTGCATCACTTGGACACTGAGCAACGCGCGTACGCTCGCCACGCGCTCCACTGGCGACCTCGCTTCCTTGCGGCCTTGGCCATGACAAACTCCGTCCTTCTTTCCTCGCGTCACGCCAAGGTATCGCGTGGATGCGCTTACCTGCACCGCAAGGACGATCCCGACTTCGCAAAGCAATGGGACGCCGCGATTGAGGATGCGTTGGAGCTGCTCCACAGCCGCGTTTGGCAGCGATCCTTGGAAGGCGACATCGAACCCGTGTGGTATATGGGCGTGCCGGTGGCCTACATTCGGAAGTTTGACAGCAAACTCCAGATCGAGCTTCTCCGCGCTTGGAAGCCGGATCGCTTCAAGACCGCTGGCGTAAACGTGAACGTCGGCGCTCGCGGTGATGTGTTCGTCTTGACCGAAGATCAGCGCCACGAGCTGCGCTCGATCAATCGCCAATTCTTGCTGGATTCGCCGGTGATCGACGCCGAGTTCGAGAAATTGCCCGAAACTTAGCTAGGGAAACGCGCGAGGATGCCCGTAAACGCGTTTGTTTGCGGCCTCGGCTATCATCACCCTCGGTAACGTAACCATCAGTCGCTACCTAGCGCCACGCTAGGGGATCGCATGGTGTAGCGCACATCATCAAGAGCGGATCGCCTCGCGCCACCCTTGGCCTTGATCTTTGAGCGGGAGCAGCCCTTCGCTGGCGCTCCACGCGCAGCGCGGCCCTTGGCTTTGTTCGCTTTACGCTTGCTTGGCCTGCGCCACACCCACAGAGCAGGAGAGCCTTGGGTTAAGCCATTAGCGTCGATGCCCGCCTGGACGCGAGGCGGGGGGGGGTCAGATATAATGCCTTGCGCCGAGTGCGCGGTCAAATTTTCTGGCGAGAACGGAGGGGTGGGGTTAGAGATTGATGGATGATAGAAACGCCTGAGAGCCGCGCGAAGTTTGAGCGGGAGGCTGGGCGAAATTTGGGGGCGGCGAAGATTTCGGGTGAACCGGTGGGATCAGGGGTGAAGGTGGAGCATCGGGATCGTGCTGCGTATATGCGCGGGTATCGTCGGCGTCGAAAAAAGTGTCCACACTGCGGGAAGGCGTTGTAGGATGGGCGGTATGAACGAAGTCACTGATGGAAGCAATCACAGGCATGGGAGTCAGAATCCGCGGTTACAATCGAAAGCGCCGGGGCCGAAGGGTGGTGGGGAGAAGATAGTGACGCACCAGAAGGAAGGGACGACGAATGATCCTCGGGAGAAGGGGAGTCACTTGGGAGCGGGGACGATAACGAGTGCTGGGCGAGGGGCGCACGGGGAGAAGCGCGGGGTATAAGGGAAAATTGACGCGGGGTGGCGCAGAGGCAGCGCGTTCGGCTCATAACCGAAAGGTCGAGGGTTCGAGTCCCTTTCCCGCAATTATTGTTATGAACGAGGTAACTGATGGGAGCACGTATAAGAAGCCTGCTGGTTGGCGTGGGCGACTGAGGGCTGAGGGGGACCAGTTGGAGGAGCGGTTGGGGAAGCTGCGTGAATTTTTGAAGGGAGAGGGGTTCAAGGGATTGGACGTCACGGATCAGGAGTTGTTAGTGGAGCAGGAGGGATTGATGACGCGGCTTTTGGCTGTGTTGGGGAAACGATTGGGGCGCGCATCGGCGCGGGAGGCTGGGGGTGCTCCCGGCTCCACGTAAAGAGGCGCATCATGCTCTCGTCGAGGGTGTGCGCTTGTGGAGCGGGAGCGGGTGGTAACGTA